TTTTTCGGGCATTATTTCGTCATAATCTTCTGAAAATCAAAGATTTAACTTTTGCTCACGACAACTTTGTCGGGAACAAAAAAGCCAGCCCATTGTCTCACGACTTGGACCGGCAAGAGCAATGAAAACTGCATGAAAGCAGCTTCATTATATAAGAAACGTTGCAAAGATACTATATTTTTTTCAATCTGTCACAGGAATCAGAGGAAATCTTTGAATATCTCGCTCTCCTGTACCACTTCGTAGTCTTTCGGATAAAACGTGTTGACCACAGCGTCGAGGTAGTCCGGTGACCTTCCGAGACGTTTCTTGATGTCCTCCTTGGACTCCATGATAATCGAACCACTGCTCTGGAATTTCCAATGAACCTCCGTGCATTCCTGCATGAAGTAGTCGTTAGGAGGCACGGCTGCATCAAAGCCGTTCTTCGGGTTGAGCCAGTCCCTCAATGCCCAATACAGATAGGCTCTCATATTCGCAAACGTATAAACCTCCGTGATGTCATGGAGGTCTGATGCGCTCTCGCTGAACTTGCAGGAATAGGCATGGTCGTAGCCAAGCTCCTTCAGTCGTGAATAGACTCCAGCACCCTCACCGATGGTATCGACAAAGGCTTTCACACCCTTCTGCTGAAGGTAGGGAACTGTCATGCCTGCGACGTGCATGTGGTCGGCCACACCTGCCGAATTGTGAACCTCGAACTCTCCAAGGTAGTTGCCGTATCGAGGTGCCAGCACGGAAGAGTCTCGACCCATACCTGCGACATCGACACCGAGGCGACATTTTTTCTTGGGGACAAATCCTTCCTCGTTCAATGCTCTCCAACGCTCGTTGGCCAGCTCTACCCATTCATAAGGGATGAGTACGTCTTCAGCAACCTTCGGGAACATTCCGAGAACCTTGACACGGAAGAGGTCATTCGGACGATACCAACGTCCCTCCCATTCGAAATCACCCTCTCCCTCATTGACATCTGACTCTCTGATTGGGATGCACCAGTTATCAACCTTATCCTTCACCCAATCATAGTCAACTTGGCCTGGTATAACATTCTCCTTCTTGACCACATTCTCCGCATGGAGGCTATTCAGTCGGAATTTCTTGAAGCGCTCCGACTTCATCGCCTTTGCCGCATAGCCAGTAGTGACGTTCGGGTTGAACACTATCAGCAGACGTGAGTTGCCCTGCAAGTTACCCTCTATGGCATTATAAATCGTTTCCGAGATACCCGAGGCCTCCGTGACCACGAACATCGTATTGACAGCATGAAAACCAGACCATGCCTCCGTATTATCAGCACTTGACTTGAAACCCGTCAAGAACCATTCCTCGTAACTCGTTCGTATATCATAGGAAACCAAACGACCAGGGAGTACTCCAGCAGACTTGAACAGACGTCTCACCTCCGGCACCATGATATTACACACCTGTCTGTCCGTAGGTGCTGTCATGGCTATCTTGGTATTTTTTATCAGCCTTCCGTCCTTCCATCGTGGGGTGAGGTACATGAAGCACAGGCACGCAACAGCAGCGATGTAGTCCTTGCCTCGGGCAGTACCCGAAGCAACGGCCACCATGCGCTCATTCTGAACAGCACGGAGTATTTCCTTCTGTTCATTATCAAGACGAGCGTGGAGCACCTGTTTGGCAAATAACGTCCAGTCAGCTCTCCAGGCCCGCATTTTCTTCTGCCACTTGTCGTTTTGAGCCATTTACTCGTTGTTTTGAGTTATTTACTCGTCGTCCTCACATTCCTGCATCAGTTTCTCGAACGCGTTGATATTGACATCTGTTTCCGTCTTCTCCACGTAACCACGCTTCTTGCCCTTGGTACGCAGGAAGAAAATCAAGGCTTGCAGATCATTGTTCTGAATATGTTCCTGCAGCTTGCTTTCTGCCCAGTCGAGGATGGACTCGTCAACCTCTTCCAGTCCCTCAGCGAGTTTCTTTTTCTTCTCCTTCCATTCGTAGAAGGTCTTTCTGGAGATACCGAGCGCAGTACAGGTTGCCGTGATATTGCAACCCTTCTTCTCGTAAATTTGGATAATCTTCTCTATCGGTATATTCTTCATTTCGTTGCTGATTTCAAAATGTTCATAATGGTGTCAACGTAGGAGATATTCTCCGTCAAGAGCAGGCACTTTGAGAAGTGCGCTGATGGTCCAAGGCCGGGCAGCAGGTTCACGTCAATGAGATATACCTCACCATTCTCCGTGAAGCGGAAGTCTATCCTTGCATGGTGTCTGATACCGAGGAGGTTGAAAACATACTTACTCATGACACAAGCCTTCTTGCCTACCGAACCTTTCAAGGCATAGCAATATTCATTGTAGTCGAACTTGCCCTTGTGTGTCTGAATGGCACCCTTCGTTTCACAGTCAACTGCAATAGCATGGGCATGCACTCTGTTGCTTTGCGGGTCGTAATAGCAGGCAACTGTCGCGTCATTGCCTTCTATGAAGTCCTCAATGACACTCTCGTAACCCAACTCCTGCAGTCTCATAACCTGGAACTTCACATCTTCCTTGCTATGGCAGATGTTGTATTCCGTTATGCCAAAACTCTCGCTGCCGAAGCGTGGCTTGACAAAATACGTGCTTCCAGGCTGAAGATGGTCAATGCTATATTGCCTCGGCACCTTGATTCCGTGTTCGCACAAAAGCCTTGCCAGTTCAGCCTTATCACTTGCCAGCTGATAGACCGAATAATGCTCTGCCGTAGTGGCCACGCCCTTTGTCTCTATCGTCTCAATGAGAGACCTGCTCGCAGTACGAAGCAGAACTATGTCCTTCTCTCCAACGAAGTCGAGAGGGTCGTCCTCATCCACTACGGCCAATCTGATATTCTCCCTGCCTACAACCTCTCGGTAGTACTGGAAGACAGGAGGGATGGCATAGCCTTCCATTTCGGCCTTACTTACTATCGTCCAAATCATTCCTTATCCTCCTTGATTTCGTCAAGTCTCTCCTTAGCCAGTTCCAGCAGCTTAGCAAAGGTGATGGAAGGCGACTTGATATTGAACTGGTTGCCGATGTCCTGCTGCAGCTTCAGCAGAGCCATTTCATTGTCCTCCTGATGCGCAAGGATGAGCGTATCACTCTTCTTAGCCTGTTCACGAATATCTCCGTACAACTCATCCAGGTTCTCGAACGAATTGGGGTAGAGGATAATCGTAAACACGAAGTTCTCCTTCAGAGCGAACACGCTGATGCCGTCTGTACTGACTGGAGCAACCTCATCGATATTGATGTGGGCGAACTTCTTGAAGTCCACCGACTGGATTTGTTCAAACAACTTCTTCAAGATACTCGTGTTATCCTCCCCGTGCAGCGAGTTGTGCGAGAGTTGGATGGCGATAATCTCATCCTTGGTCAAATCGTTCTCATCGCACCAAAGGATACCCATCCTTGCATAGTGGAGTTTCTTGCAGGCTCGTAAGCGGTGGTGACCACTAATCATCACATATCTGCCATTCTCCTTCTTATAGCAACATGGAACGCTGCTTAGGCCGGACTTGCCTATGTTGTCACACAACGTGGCGAAGTCCTCACCCGTCATTTCGTTAGCATTCATTTCTGCCTCGTCGATAAGGTTGATATCAACCTTATCATACTTCCATCTGTCTTCACTTACCATTCTTCAGCATTTTTTGATATTTCTCTATTACTTCTTTGTTGGTGGTATACAAGCCTAACTGTCCTTCGTATGCAAGGTAGGATGAGGTGCAATGTTCCTTCACCTTCTGATAGACACCTCTGTACTTCATGCTAACAGGCTTGTGGGTATAGGCACATGAGATGACCTTCTCACACAGCTTGTGCATACGTCGGCTCAACTCCTTCTGAACTCCTGCTGTCTGTATGCAGAGCAGTATCAGCTTTGCAAGACGAGGGATATTGTTGTTCGTACAGAAGTCCGTCAGCTGGAACAGGTCGTAGCCCTTGTGTTGTGGGAGGGTGAACCCGAACCCACCGAGCGTATATTTCTCATACATCACGACAAAGGCATAGGTACACATGCTGCACTGGTCAACTTTCTTGATGTATTTCTTCTGCAAGCAATGCAGGCAAGTGGAACTGACCCGAACAATCTTTAGGCTGTTGGGATTGTCGATAACCAAATCATCTGGAGGTACGATCTCATTAACCTCCACATGGTTCGACTTATACGACGTACTTACCTTGTTCAGACTGCTCGGCTTGTTGCAGTAAAGGAAACGTCCGGCTGACCATCGCTCACCGCTTGACGAGTTCCACATGGCCAGCTTGTGCATGTTCCGCAGATACGGGCTGTTGCTGAAGTAGTAGAAGAATGTCTCTTTCGGCAGCGTCTCTATCACCTCATAGTAGTCATTCCGCTTCACATTGAACTCCATTTCCAAATCAGAGTTCTCGGCAATCAGTTTGAATGTGCGCTTCTGTGTCTTGTCCTTGCCGTAGTTGAAGAATATCACGCTCTTCTGAGCTGTGGCATCCTGCAGGTTTCCTATATGATATTCGCAGGTGGTAAGTAGCTTCAGAAGTCTCTCGCAAGCCTTCTCAGTTTTCTCGATGGACTCCTTGGACCTCATCTTCACGGACTCAATAACCGCTTCGTTCCTCTTGGAATCACTCATGGAGAACTTCTGCAATTTCTCGGCATACAGAGCCAATGCCAGTTGCCGTGATGGGGTGTCAGCATTGAAATCCTCCAGCCATGACAACTTCTCCTTATACTTCAAGGTTATCTTTCCGTTGGCAAGCATATACAGCAGATGACAGTACGGGTCTTGCGCATAGATAGACACCTTCACCTTGTCCATAAAGAACAGCTCATAGTAGTACATGAAGCCGTTCACGATACAAAGTTCTTTATGATCGTGGTTCTTGATGGCCTCCCATAATGCTGATGCCTGCTTTGAATTGTACGGCAGGGATTTCGTCTGAAACGTCTCGATGGCGCTGTATGGGTTACCTTGGTATAGAAGTGGCACTAATTCTGGCGGTGTGTCCCATTTGAGGCCGATGGTGCTACAGAACTTATAATATGATGATAGGGAGTAGAAATCATCCAACTCATGATTTATGGCATAGTAGAACATCTTGTATGTCGAATAGACGCAGTTCATGGCCTTATAGAAGTCATTCGTGCCGTGGTATGTCCTAAACTCTATCGTCTTCGTCTTGAAGTACGCAGAGATATTGCAGGCATGACGGATGAAGCCTTTCTTCGACTGATTCGTGAACAGCTTATTGATGTCCTCGAATGTCTGAGCCTCCAGCAAGCCATTGTAGTACTTATCCGTCGGCAAAGGCTGGCAGTTGAACACTTTCTCGTCCCAGTCGGAGAGTTTCGTGTATCTCTTCCACCACGGATAGCAAATGTAGAAGAACAACCACACTTTCTTTATCTGCTCGACGGACAAATCACCTGCATAGATGTGAACGTGTGTATAGGTGGTCCACTTTATCACACCTCCAGCCTCACGCATCGAGTCGTATGTGGCTTTAAGACTATGCAAGTCCTTTAGGCTACAAACATTGAGTGGAGGGGTGTTTACCTCTCCACCAAATCGTTTGTTACTCGACCCGTCGGTATTCACGATTTCCTCCTCCTTGCTCCAGGAGTAACCATCCGGCAGTTTCACCAGCTGTCTGTCGAGATTGCACATTTCAATCTCTATGCCGAAGGTCCTTGTTCTGAGGTCGCTATTGACATCCATACTTCCTACCACTTAGATGGTCAATAAATCTCACGGCATCCAGTGAGTAGATGCTTCTGCCTTCATGTCTGAAATCGACACCAAGCGCTGCTCCTGCAAGGTCTATGAGTGAGGTGGTGACAGGCACATCAATGCCTACTCGATGGGCAATACTCTCAAGCAGAACCAAGCCCTGCGACACGTCCTCCGTGATGTATCTCGAACGGATGGAGGTAGGGCTTATGGCTCTGTCCTCCGACTCTGAATACTCATAGAAACTCTCCATACCTTTGAGGAAACCTCCTGCCTCCAAGATGTCAATGGCTCTGCTGTTGAGTGCTATCAGAATCTTCTTCTTTTCCTCATCCAGCTTGAACATCACATTGAGCGTGGCCTGGTTCTTATGGCTGTAAGCTTCGCGGTACATGCAGAAATTCCCGTCGCTATATTCTATGCGAGGGATGCTCATGACAGCTCCGACCGTATGTATCACCAAGTTCGGGTTGAGCAATGCTGACTCGATAACCGAGAGACTATCATTCAGTCCCACATATAGGGCTTTCAGCTTCTCCATCGTCTCCGCCCTGCGATGTTCATTGAACACGCTCAGAGGGCTATTGGTTAGCCTGCAACCTACACGGAACACAATCTCTCCAGGCTTATCATCCAGTTCTACTCGTCCTTCAAGATATGGGCCTGTGGCCTCAGCGATGGATGGCAATTCTTGGCAGTATTTGGCAAGGTAGAACGACGACATATAACTGCAGATGATGAGCACCGTCTGATCACCTCTGAGATACTGGCAAATGTTACGATACAGCTCATCGTGATAGATGCTCTGGATGGTGACGATTATCACCTCTGCCTTTTCTATCTCGCTGAGCAGATTCGTTACTTTACTAATATGGGTCTCTGTGTAAACCCCATCCTCCTTCAAATAAACGCGATTGCCGTTTTTCAGCAACCGCTCATAAGCCTTTGACTTCACAGAGGACGTTTTGACTAAGGACACCTCATGCCCTTGTATAGAAAGGTCTGCCGCTATGGCAACACCTACATTTCCTGTTCCAATAACTGCTACTTTCATAGGGAAATCATAATCTTGAGCGGAGAGAAGGACTCGCACCTTCGCCCTCTGTCATGGAACTGCCAGCGCTCTGCTACTGAGCTATCTCCGCAATTTGTTCGCAGTAGGGGACTCGAACCCTTGACCTCCCGATTAGCTATCGGGCGCTCCTACCAACTGAGCTAACTGCTAAGTATTCATTCCAGATAGGACTCGAACCTGCATACTTGTTAGCATTAACATCTAACTTCCTTTTACTCACCTCGTACTACCGAGGCTCCTACTGAAACTTCAACCTGCGGGTGGAGAAGGATTCGAACCTCCGACTTCCTGTTTAACAGACAAGTGCTCTAACCATCTGAGCTATCCATCCAAAACCTGCGTGTCTTCACAGGCGGCAGGCTAATCAATAACCTTAGTTTTAACTTAATTGAATGATTCAATCAAACAACGAAAGTTGCTGTGTCTGCTCCTTCTTCTCCTCTGGTTGCCATTCATTGACATCGTAGCCATTCTTTCGCAGCCATTCGGAGAGGAGGTGGCGATGGCAGAAGTCGCCAGGCTTCTCATAGCAGCAAAGAGCAACGTCCTTGCCCTGTGCTATGCTTTCCACATCGGCAATGACCTTCTTCGGGTCGAGACGATGCAGAATTTCAACATACTTGTGAAGGTATTCTTCGTGTGTGCAAGCACTGCTGAGCATGTAGGCTGTCGGTGATACAATCGTATATCGTGGGCCGTAGAACCATTTGGGGGAATAGCGAGCAATGCTGATAAGCTTGATATTCTCCTTACCCAAGGCTCTCGAATTGGCGAAGTAACTCGTATAAACTTTCATCTGTTATATTTGATTTATTATGCAAAGGTACAAAAAATGCTTGAGAATAAAGCACATTTTGCACGAAAAATACTTAATTTAAGAATTATTTAACATTTTCTCCAATCCTCTCAACTCTTATCGGATTGACTTTCATCGTTTCCAAATTGACGAAAGCGCCATGCGTATCAAGCACGCCTTTCGTGAACATCTTCCACATTAGAGCCATACCGATCTGTGCGAGCGTGGAGTTGATGAACAAGTCCTGCTTGCTCAACGCTTCTGCCAGTGAGCAGCTTGGGCCACTATCTTTCTCGTTGACCTTCTTGAGGTCGAAGAAGTCAGTCACGCAACGCAGTTTTCCGACGTTGCTACTCTTCTTTTTCTGAGTGATGTCTCGCAATGTTCCGAGTATCACCTGTCCTGTGGACTGCGTGTTGCCGAAGTCCATCCAGTAGTAGTTCTGCTGCATGTCATAGCCGTTCAGACCTCTCTCGCTTGGCCTTTCAAGGTTCTTCTTGATGGCCAGTCTCGAAGCCACCGTATCGACGCATGAGATAACGATGTTCGTATGCTCCGACTTCTCGTCGTACATTTCGGGTATGCTCTCCCATGACGTGACGAAGAACATATTCAGTTTCGTGGTTAGCACCTCGGCCTTGTTGCGCCCAATCTCTACTGGAGAGAATAGCTGTCTGCCACAATTAGCAGGGGTCACGATGTCTGCGTCATACACTTTCACATAAAGGCCTGGGTGACCCAACTCCCTCAATGCGTAGTTCATCCGTCCGAGGGAGGTCAAAACCTGCGAACCTGTACCTCCGGCACCTATCAAGGCTACCGTAAGCGGATGCGCTGGGTCTAAGATATACGGATGGACATAATGCTTGTACTTCATATTTTCTTTCCTAACTTTAGAATGAATACTTCTTCTTTTGGTGCTCCCCATTGTGGATTGCCTATCCCGATGGTGACTCCTTTCAGTTCGAATGTCATTGTTCTGGTAGTGTAGCCATATCGGAAACGAACGTGCGTGTACCCTTTGTAGTTACACTGGCTGTACCCATTACTGTGTGAGAACAATGGGCTATCAGTTCCCAATAGCCGTTTGCACCAATAAGGCTTTTTCTCGCGGTATTCCTCGAGTTTGACTCCGCTTTCTATCATGTTATACCACTTGGCTTTTAATGGCAAGTCTAAAATCTTCATTTCTTGTATAGTGATTGTAAAGTCGTCTTTGTAGCTATCAGAGAACTCAATGGAAACGGCTTGTGATCGCTGATGCACTCCTTCATGATGATGGATAGGTTGCCCTTCACAGGATTGCCGCCCATGAGGTGGGAAAACTCAGTCTTCCAAAACAGCTCCTCCCAGTAGGCCATCCAGTTCGCGTAGGTCTGATCCTTCGGCTTAGGCAGCTTTCCGTTTCCGAGGCAGACATTCGTGCTGGTGTTGAAGAAAGGCGCTTTGTAGAGCAACCCCTTAGGCTTCGTACCCTTGAAGGCATACATTGACAACGACTTCCCGTCCGTCACATAGACAAGACCAGGCACCAACACCTCACCATTCGGGATGCCAAGACTCTCGGAGAAATAGAACATTTTCTTCTCCGGCTTCCTGTACCACACCAGCTTGTAGGAGTCAATGCTCGTGCTTGCATACAGCAGATTATCTGGTATCTCTCCGTGCAGAGAGACCATCGACGTGGTTCCGTGCGCATACTTATCGACTGTCTTCAGCAGTTTGGCTATGACATCGACTTCGAGAGGCTTACCTGCGCACATTGCTCCGTTTCTTATTGTACGATGCTCAACATACGCGCCATCATTAAGGCTGCTTTTGTAGAACACCAGGGCATCGGTAGCCTCCAGCTTTTCATTCAGTATCTTGCTCAGATTTCCCATATAGGTCAAATTTTTCGGTTGCCCGATAGAACGTCCTAAACCACTCATCGAATGACGCACACAAATCCTTGCTTCGCATAAACTCGAGAATGTCTGACTTCTTCATCTTCGGTGACAACCACTGATGAATATTCCAGCCAGTCATCATGATACCGGCATTCACTTCATTATTCACGCTATCGAGCAGGGCATCTGATATGCCGTCATGCTCTGAATAGAGTATGGCCGAGGCGAATATTCCGCTTGCATATCCATCCGAGCCATAGTTTCCATATTCGTCTACGATACCATCATCGTCTGGGTTGAATTCGAACCAGTAGCAGTTCATGTCCTTGACAATATCGATACCTTCCATCATGGCTTCCACGACCTCCATTTCTTCACTCGGGCATTGCTGCCTGTATTTCTCCAGGGTCTTGTAAAGATGTTCCGGCTTCTCCTTCGGCAGTCCATTGATTTCATCGAAGAGGTTCCAAAACTCACCGTCCACCTTGTACTTTTCAAGGACAGGGTTTTTCTCCTTCTCTTCATTCTCATCATCCTCGTAGTGGTCGAAGTCTTCCTCATCGTACATATTCATGATGCAATCGAGGTAGAAGTTCTCGCTATGCTCTGGGATGCCGAGAGGTATCTGAGTGCTGTCTGAGACGAACTTCATGAACCGCTTGTACATCTGACCGCCTGCAGGTGACATATATCTCGCTGGAGCGCAGTACAGGATAACGATGGTGTCCTCCAGCTCCCTGCCCCATCGATAGACCACACAATCAAGTACCTCAACGTCCGATCCTTGGCTGTCCTTCTTGCTGATAACGAGAGACAGACCGAGAGGGTCAATCTTCTTCTCGAAGTACTCTATCAGTTCTCCGAGCTTCTGAGACAGAGTAAGTCCGGCTGTAGGCTCGAAGTCAAACCCTATACCGACAAACTTTAGGAAACGCTTGCAGCAGGCAAGGACATTGGCATAGCTCTTGTCAAGCTTGATGTCAAACCTGCCTGCTGCATCTTTGTCGGTAGGTCGTATCGGCTCAATCTTGGTGGTCAGAAAAGCAGGGGCGCTGAGGGAGGGAGCAGCGGTTGCCGATCCTCGTTCCTTGCGCGAAATTCCCGACTGCGTTCTGACTCCAGGATGGAATACAAAGCCTTGTGGAACTCTTGTCGCTCTTTGGGTTTGCATGACTTCTTCATCCTTTCGTTCCTACTGTTGTCTTGAACTCATACACGGCTCGCTGATTATCGTCCACTTTCGGACCATGTACGTTACTCGTTGTCAATTCGGGATAGGTGGCAGAGTAGAACTGCATCACCTCGTCTGGAGTCATGTTCTTGTCGGGGTCTTCCAATTCGCGGTTGCCAAACTTGAACACGCGCTTCATTCCTGTTACATTCAGTGCCATATCTTATTCCTCCTCTTCGTTTTCGTTATTATCATTGTCGTCTAACTCAGTAGCTTCAGCGAAAGCAGCAGACGTTGCATCGTCTTCTTGCTTTGGTGCAGGTGCAGCTGGTTTTGAGCCTACACTAAGGTCTTTCCCGTCCGATAAATCCTGCTCTCCACCAAACATGTTACCAACTCCACTTTTTGCATCAATTTCTTTGCTTACCTTGTCAATGATGGCCTTTTCTGCCGATGGCAGAGAGGAAGCCTTGACCAGTAAAGCGCGAGCATCTTTGAACTTGTGCTCGTCATTGCTCTTGCGAGCGAGGGCTATGAGGTCGTTGAACTCCTTCTTCTGCTTGACTGCTTCATCCTTCAGTTTCTTGGCCATTTCGGACTCCTTCTTGGCTTTCTCAGTGTTCTCCTCGAACTCCTTGATGTTGGATAGCAAGCCTTGTGCTGCCTCCAGCGGCTTGAGGGCATCGGCAAAGCCTTCCTCAAACTCTTCGGGTGTTCCGCTCATGACCAGCGGTGTGATGTTCTCCACAGCCTTGTCCTTGACACCGCGGTTGTCTGGTAAAATACTCACGGCAATGCTTTCGCCGCTCTTTCTGATGGCCATCTGAACCTGTTGGCCGTCCTGCAGGAAATCTGCAATCGTCTTGAAAAATTCCATACTCAATTACTTTTATGGTGAATACTAAAATAACTCGTCATCTGTCTGCTCCTCCACCTGCTCCTTGATGATGGCAATAACATCTTCTGTCAACTCGAACTTGTCGTTCCATTTATCATCGATGAACTGGCACCGAGAGAGGATTGTTCTCACTCCCTCTATGACCATTCTGACTATGAAGGCTTCCACGTTCTCAAACGGATTGCTACGCTGACCGAAATTCATTTCCTCATATTCAGAGTATTCCGCTGCGTCTGCCCACCAATCTTGCAGGTATTTCTTGGCTTTCTCAGTCGAATAGGTGAACATGCCGTCACAATTCATACCTTCTGTCAATTCCAGCCCGAAGTCCGCTCCATAAACGTCACATCCTTCAAACTCATCTATCTCGTCCAAGATGAAGTTCTTGCAGAAATCGAAGAACTCTGGTATCTCCTCGTTAATTATTATCTTCTTCATCTTCGTCCTCCTTTACTAATTCGATATCATACTCTTCTGCAAGTTCTTCGATTGATGAGGAGTAGAAATCCTCTTCAATAGCATCTATGTCTAAATCTTCAGTTTGCTCATCTAATTTAGACAGCACCTCTGCTCCTTCCAAGACAGAACCGTTCACAAGTTTCTCCAGCGTCTCATATGCTTGGTCTCTGAAAAAGAAACCACCTAAGCTTTTCTTGTTCCAGTAGATGTTACTAATTGTCACTTCTGCTTTCATAATCGTATTTCTTAAAGATTCTCAATATAATACATCGCATCTTTCATTGCTTCTTTCCGTATTGTATTAGTGAAGGACTTGCTGAGGTCACATTCATGCCTTCTTGTTTCTGCATTAACAACAGTCACACCAACCATATACGTTCCATCAAATCCACCACCTTTGCTTACTTCGCATATATACTTTCCTTTGCGTACATAAGACTCTACATTCGGTGTCATAAAGTTCACATTCGGCAGAACCGAAAGGAAAATCTCTTTGTCCGTCATAATCATGCCTCCTTGATTGCGTCAATAATCTCCTGTATTCTCTCGGGTTCCGTTGCTGACCTGTAGCCACCTGCGTATGCGATTTGGTCGCAGAGGAAACGCTTGATTGGCAAGTCCATGTCACGTACTATGCGGCCCCTTCTAAGCGGCTTGTATGTTTCACACTCACTACTTGACATCTTTCTTTGGTCATTAACAAAGAACTTTTCAAGTACCTCGTTACCATCAATCTTCAAGTCAAACTCAAACTCATTACCTCCATTCAGCCAAGAAACCCTCAGCTTTGTGTAGGTGTCTCTGAAACCTCGTTCTGCTCTTACGCGATACAGGCCGAACACCGTTCCCTTCTGGTCTCTTGCGGATGAGTTGAGCGACTGTTCTTCATCAGCAGGGTACTCTTTCAGAATTGCAGCTGCTATGTGCAAATCCTCTGTCTTTGCGATTATGCGAGAACCCTCCACCTTGAAGCGTTCAAGCGCCATAAACTCGCAGCCAAACTTGACTTCCATCTGATTCTCGATTTCAGCGAGCTTGTACTTTCTTTCAAATTCGCTCTTCAATTTTTCTAAATCTTTCATTGCTCTTCTTCTTTAAACGTTAATAATGATGTTTCTTATATTTCTATTGTAAAGGTAGTCATTTTTTAACAAATGACCAAAATTTTTCGGGCATTATTTCGTCATAATCTTCTGAAAATCAAAGATTTAACTTTTTGTTCACAATGCACCTCAGACGTTCCAATGTGACACTCTTGATGTCCTCTATATGGAACACCTCCTTCAACCATTCTGCAAAGCTCTGTCGGCAGTCCGTATGATGGTAATACCTCGAATACAGACGTTGCTTCGACAACCTTCGTTCACGACGTTCTGGGTTCAGTTCCTCCACCTTTTTGAGCCAGCGGTTCTGTGCCTTTGCCTGTCTCTTGCGGTAGTTGTCGAACTGCTCCTGGTTGTCGAAGTGCTCTCGCTTGTACTTGTACTTCTTCATCATTTCTCAGTTTCAATATAGCCTATCCTGTCTTCGCCACAATCATCGATCCATATGTGATTGCAGTCATCAAGCTTTGCCTTGCCTCCGTCTACATATCGGACGCAATGTTCCTTGAGTGCGCAACGATAACCGTTGCAGTAGCAGAAATCTGTTTTCATGCCTTATATCTTTTGATATTAAACCTTCTTCTTTTCCACGATTCCTTCAGCGAACGAGACTGCTTTTCCTTTTCTTCTTCTGTCATCTGGTGGCCCGGCTTGAACTCCCTCTCCAGACCCCTGTGCTCACCCTTCCTAATGGAACCAGGATATCCCTTCTTCTTGGCCACGACATGGGCGAGAATCCTGTTGTCATTCCATTGCTTCAAAAGCCAGTCGCCATCCTTCTCCAAACCCAACTCGCGAGCCTTCCGTATCATCGTCCGAGGACTGACACCGAGGATTCCTGCAAGTTCTTGGTTTGCGGTTGTGGCGAACATCGAGCGCAAATCGTCGAGCATCTGTTTGCTCCACATGATTCGCCTGCTAAGGCCATTATGGACGTAGCACCTGTCCGCCACAGGGTCGTAGTGGGCGCCGTCTGGTTTCTTCCTGTTTGCGGCATACCACTCCCGTTTCTGCTGCCTCTGACAATCGCTGCACCAACTGCTCATTCCACCACTCTTGAGAGGGTAGAATGAGGACAGCCAAAGCTTTCGTCCGCAATGTGGGCAAATCTTCTTTCTTTTCATGTTCGCAGTCTGTTGGAAATGGCAGTCGGCCTCTGACGGCCGACGCCACTAATGAAGGAATGGCGCTAACGCGCAATACTGAATGCTGTGACAGCCCGAACGACGTAACCGATATACTTGTTGTTGCCGTTCGCGTTACCATTGTAGAAGTACACGACCCTCGCGTAAACACGACCGTACTCAGTGGAACTCCAGTGGCAAGCATCTGGCATAGCCTTACCTCCTGCAAACTCCAGGGCCTCGTTGATTTGTTTCTTCAAGAAACACATGACTTCAAGAACAGCCAGCGTAGGTATGTACCATCCATCGGGAAGCGGCATATCCATACCACATTCTTTGAGGTGATTAGTAGCACTCACAAAGTCCCAGTCGTGCAAACCCTCACACTCTGTCTTGTAGAAAGGCGACTCCTTCGGACAAGTGTTATTCTCCTCCTTGATTAGAGGTTGCTCTCCGAGGCCTTCGAGAGCCACTTGGAACGGATGGCCGTCATAAACCACACCGATGCCCGTAACACC